CCAGAAGGAAAGCCAGGTCCAAAGGGTACTCAGGGTCCAGCAGGTAAAGATGGTCTAAGTTCTTTATCATCTTCAGGACAGCAAGCAGGGTGGGCCTCATATCATAATAAGTTAGAAAAGCCTTTTAAGTTAGGAATATCTGAAGGTGATGATGGATGGGTGACCACATTTTTAGTTTCTGAAGGAAAATCAAACGAGACCTATCTTCCAAAAGGTTGTACTCCTCTGTGGAATGACCACTCAAGATCTTTTAATTTTAGAGGTCTAGAAATTGGAGCCCAGGTATTTATAACATATGGGTTTGAACTAACTACGTATAGCAGTAATACAGAAGCCTGGATTAGGACATATTCTCCAAACAGCGATTTAGATGTTGCTCAGTTTATAGGATCTATGAAATATCAACACACATATCCAATAACAGTTACACAGCAGATATTCATTGAAAACCAGAAAATCTGGGGTAATGGAGCAGTACCTCAAATTAGAACAGACTATGACGCATCAGTAATTCTCAAATCTATATATGTCAGCGTGGTATAATAAAACTATGGCATTTCCAGGAGAACTAAATATAAACTATTACAAGGGTGACACCTATGAGTTTAAGATATACCCTCAAAAGACAGATGGGTCTATTTTTTACCTAGATGACTACAGCAATGCAACATTTAAGATTGCAGAAATTCGTGGAGCCGCTGGACTCGCTGATCAAATTACTGGAAGCGCAATTATCTCAACAGATGGAACACATGTTACATGTGCAATCACACCAGCAAATGGTGCATTGATGGATGCGTCTATCACATATGAGTATGACGTACAGGTTTATGCTCAGGGCTCAGGGACATACGACAAAGTCTTTACACTTTTAACTGGCTCTATTTCAGTAAGAGATGACGTAACGCAGGGTAATGGAAGTTAATGACAAGCGTATTCGTATCATCAGATGACGTCAAGGTTATTGGCGGTACGGCCAATGTTAATGTAGAGGTTGATTTTGGCCCACAGGGAGAAAGAGGAAACCTTTTTCTTGTAGGATACGGAGACCCAAACACAGTATCACATTCTGTTACATTGCAACTACTTGACTTTTATATAAATGTTCAGGCAACGGATGAAGACTATATGGTTCTTTATCAGTATGTAAGTGTTTCTGGTGTAAATACCTGGGTTCCAACAGGAACATTGTTAACAGATAAATTTAGTGTTATAAGGCAGGTTGGTTTTGTTAACGGTAAAACAACAAGCGAGGTAGATTTCAAGGTATCAAATATTGCTCCATCAAGCCTAATTGGTGGACTTACAGCAGAAAACTTTAACGTACAGTGCACATTTTCTGATCCAGAAAATCCTATCGCTCACTCTATCACAATCAAGCCATTGGAGTTTCAGGCAGGAACTGGAGATCTAGTGTTGCCTGTTGATATAAATGCTGTAGAATATTCAGAAGGAAGTTGGATTGGCTTAAACAGAACCGTCTATGTTCATTTCCTAATTACGGTGGTATAATCTAAGATGGTGATATGTAATGGCTGCTGAATATATTGATGATACGGAAAATGGCTCTGGGTTATACCCAACCAAGATTCCTGGCTATGAAGACGCAGCAGACATTCAGGAAGCATTAAGACTATATCACTACGGATCAACAACAATTCCAACAGATAACAATCTTGGAACACCAAGTGGTATAAATACAAAATCTATAGCAGGACACCTTAAAAGCCTTGCTAATGAAATATCTGAAACGCAGCAGTCAATAATTGATGCAATCGATGAGTCAATAGGTGGATACCCAGACCTAGCAGGTGTAGGTATTGACTGGAATTCTGTTGATGAGCAGTTTGACGTTGAGCAAAAAATTACAAACACAAACACAGTAACAACAAAAACAGATAATTTTATTTTATCTTTGACTGATGTTAATAAGAATATTCTTCTTTCAACATCTTCATCAATAGTTCTTACAGTTCCTTCAAACTCTGCAGTACAAATTCCAGTAGGATATAAGTATGATTTAATAGAAGTTGGTTCAGGAAGAACATATTTTGTTCCAGCACCTGGAGTAACAATTAATAGCAAAAACTCACAGTTATATATTGATACTCAGTATGGAAAAGCAACTTTGCTAAAGGTTGATACAGACAGTTGGATTGTATATGGAGATATTTATGAAGGTGTTGCTGCAACAACCACAACAACTGCTGCAACTACAACTACTGCTGCAACAACAACTACTGCAGCACCACCATTTTTCCCATCGTTTACAACCACAACAACAACCGTGGCTCCGCCATCGTTTCCATCATTTACAACTACAACTTCAGGAACTACAACTACAACTTCAGGAACTACAACGACAACTACTTCTGGAACAACAACTACAACGACTGCTGCAACAACTACAACAACAGCAGCACCAGGATTAACAACATACTATGGATGTTGTACTAATGGTGGAGGAGTAAGTGGATCTTACGCCAGCAGCGGTGCAGCAGTTACAGGACTACAGGCAGCATGTGCTGCAGACGAACCAGGAAACAACCTAAGCGGTGGAGTATTCACAACACCGCAAAGTTGTAACTCTGGCGGAACAACCACAACAACATCTGCAACAACTACAACGACTGCTGCAACAACTACAACAACAGCAGCACCAGGAACAACATATTATGGATGCTGTACTAATGGTGGTGGGGTCAGCGGTTCTTATGCATCTTCAGGTGCAGCAGTTACAGGACTACAGGCAGCATGTGCTGCAGACGAACCAGGAAACAACCTAAGCGGTGGAGTATTCACAACGCCACAAAGTTGTAATCCTGCAACAACAACTACAACAACAGCACCAGGAACTACAACAACAACTTCTGGAACAACCACAACATCAGCACCAACAACCACAACTACTACAACCGCTGCAACTACAACAACTGCAGCCCCTACGCTAACAACATACTACGGATGCTGCACAAGCGGAGACGGAGTAAGTGGATCTTACGCCAGCAGCGGAGCAGCAGTTACAGGGCTAAATGCTCAGTGCGCTGCTGAACCAGGAAGCACTCTATCTGGTGGAGTATTCACAACACCACAAAGTTGCAATGCTCCAACTACAACAACAGCAGCAACTACAACAACAGCAGCGCCTACTACAACAACGGCAGCGCCTACTACTACCACTGTAGCACCACCGTCATTCCCATTCTTTGCCCCTACAACAACAGTAGCGCCACCATCATTCCCATTCTTTGCTCCTACAACAACAGCAGCGCCAACAACAACTGCAGCGCCTACTACAACAACAACTGCAGCACCTACAACTACAACTGCAGCACCTTCATCAGGACGCTCATGTACATCTGCTAACATTTCTATGGCTATCTGTAGCGGTGGAGGTTGCGACAACAGTGGATGTGCAACTGGAGCAGTTTGTAGTCCTTCACAAAACTTTGCAGGAACAGGTTGCTAATAAATGAGAGGTAAAAAATGTTAACAGATTCAAGTATCTTATATGTTAGAAAAAATGACGGGATAAATGGTATCCCACTTGTTTGGGTAATAGACGGAGAGTGCCTATATGATATACCAACAACACAAAAGTATGCAGACATGTTCCTATTATCTGATGAGGTACTAGATGTCTCTGAAAACTATCCAGACCATGATGGGATTACTGTTAGATTTGTTAAAAATAATAAGACTGTGGATGAGTTACAGACTTCTGAATACTTTGGAAGCATCCTTTTGAGTAATCCAATGGTATTAAATCTTTTGGAATATCCATATGGAATGTATGTAGTTTCTCCAAATGCTGTTTTTGATGGAGAGAAGTTTATCATCACAAATGAAGATATGTCATCTTTGATGGCTTGGCACCCACTACAAAATAAAAACTAATAATGCCAATAGGGTATAATAGTTTAAGGTATATTTAAGGGGAGTCGCAATGTCTAAGTCAAAGTGGCAAGAGTATAGAGAAAAAAATGGTGTAACTCCATTAGATATGTTAAATCCAATGACAAAGCACATAGGGGTTGAATTGTCAGAAGAAAGAATGGAAATTTGCAGATCTTGCCCAGAATTAATAAAACTAACATCGCAGTGTAAGAAGTGTGGGTGTTTTATGTCAATAAAAACTAGATATGAGGCAGCAAAATGTCCTCTTGGGAAGTGGTAAAAATGAACTATCAATATAAAATATCCATGGCACAAATTGACCCAAATGGGCTTTGCAACGTTGGATGCTGGTTTTGTCCAGTAAGGTATGCTGAAAATCCATTAGCACAAAGAACAACAATGCCAATAGAGTTATTTGAAAGTATCATTGATCAGTTGGTTGCAGGAAGAGGAACTTTTGTTGCAGAAAACTTTGACTTTATATATACAGCACACTATAATGAAGTCTTGCTATATAAGTACTTTCCAGAGATGCTAGAAATATTAAGAAAGAACAATATCAGAACAATTGTTTTGACCAATGGAACATCTCTTACAAAAGCAAGAACAGATCTAATTAAAGAGTACCAAGATGTTGTTTACGGAATATGTTTTAATATGCCTGCTTCTGAACCAGAAGAATGGGCAAAGGCAACAGGTAAGCCAGTAAAAATGTTTGATAAGTTAATTGAGCAGGTTTCATATGCAGTAGAACAGTTACCAGAAATGATTGCTAAAAACACAATGTCTATCCAAGTTAATGGAATTAACAAAAACTCTCTTGTAGAGTATGGTGGATGGATTCAGCAACTAATTAATGCACCAGTTATGGATATGGACCCAGCAACTGGAACCCTTGCAAAAATGGCAAGTGGCTGGAGAGAAAAGTTTCCACAGTTAAATATTTATGAAATGCCATATCTTGTTGATAGAAATGGTCATCTAGACACCCATCAGGTAATTACAAATATTGGCGGTATCAGAGATAAAGAGCAGATGGGCAAGACAAAGGTTGTTGGCTGCGGTAATGGCAGAGAGGTTGGAGGAAGACCAAATGGTTGGCTTCACGTTGCTGCAAATGGCGATACATTTATTTGTTGTAACGACTATGACTTTGAGACAGTTTTTGGTAACGTTAATGATAAGCCAATTAGTGATATCTGGATGAGCATTGAGCATAAAATGATGACTGTAAAATCATTTGAAAACTTTTGCAAAACCTGTGTGCATGCAATTTGGGGAGACTGATGGCTAGTATCTTTGTATCAATTAGTTCCTATAGAGACTTAGAATTAAAAGAAACAATTTTAGATATTATTAAAAAGTCAAGCGGAAAGCACACAATCAATTTTGGACTTCACATCTCGTACCTTGATCCATCAGAAATAGATATTCCAGATTTGCCAAACATAAAATGGACCACAAGCCTTGCACCTAAAAATGTTGGTGTAGGAATTGGAAGATATCTTGCACATAAGTTTTATAATAATGAGGACTTTTACTTTCAGTGTGACTCTCACTCAAGATTTATAGATGGCTGGGACGAAATTGCAATACACTCTCTTTTAGATTATCAAATTCAGGGAATATCCAAGCCATTGCTAACCATGTATCCATCAAACTACTGGTACAAGGATACAAGTTTTACAGAAATAGAAACAGATGTCATGGATATATCCTATAGAACAAATATCAGTTTTTCTGAAAAGCCAGAAGATTTTAAAAATTTAAGGATACCTTCTCAGACTGCTGTGCCTTGCGGAAATGAAATATTTACAAAGTCTGTGTCTGCTGGTTGTATTTTTACAGTTGGACCTTTTATGGCTCCAAATACAGATATGGCTTTTTGGGGTGAGGAAATAATAATGGCAGCAAGAGCATACACCAATGGATATGACCTTGTTGTTCCAAAGCAACAGTTTATGTATCACCTATACTTCAATCACTCCAACCCAGAAATAAATAGAAGAAAAATCTTTTGGCAGGACTTTCCAGAAGAGTTTGAGGTTATGAATAAAAGATCTCAAGAAGTGGTTTATAAAATATTAACAGAGAATCTTATTGGAGATGGCCTACTTGGAATAAGCAGAAGTTTATCTCAGTATGGAGAGTACGCAGGTCTTGATTTTTTAAACGGAGAAATACTATAAAATAAAAATACCCCCAAAGATTTCTCTAAGGGGGTATTTCTTTATAGATTATTTGGGAAACTTACTCATCCAGAACTTAGTTCTTGGAGTCATACCTTTCCAGGCAATCCAGTTCTCTCCACCATTGCTCATATGGTGTGCAATTTGTGCATTTAATACTGGATTAAAAAGTTCGGCATTTGAAGATAGTTCAAACTTGTCTCTGCGGTCAGGACCAAGTGAGTCAATCATATTAATCTGGAAGATTCCATATGAGGAGTCTCCAGTGCTTTCGTTTCCATTAAAAGCCAATGGTCGCCCATTTGACTCTTTCTTTGCCACTGCCCAAGCCTCAACAAGGTTCTTGCCCTTGAAGCCAACAAGAGACAGCATCTTCTTTAACTCTAAGTCAGTAAGAGATGTCTTGTTTGCATATCTCTCCAACATTTCTTCCTTAGAAACCAAAAAAACCTCTTTCGAGGTATTATCTGCTGGCTGAGCCTGTTCAAGGCTAAGGTTATTTTTCGTATCTAGTTCTGGCGTAGCATTAGCAGTGTTAGAAAATACGCTGACAAGTGCCACGATACTGAGTGTGCTAATGATCTCTTTGTTTCTTTCGATAAATTTAATCATAGTTTCCTCCTTAGAAAACAATAACACCCTGGTAGGTGTCTACTGACAAGTATAACATAATTTTGAGCCAAAAGTCAAATCTGGGTGTATAATAATTTTATTATGACCACATACTCATTTTCTGCCACGGGAGTTAAATATCCCCTTGAGAACTCTCCTGTAAACGTACATGGAGACTTTAAAAAACTAGCAGAATCACTGGATGCAATACTTCCAGCATATGGGGTATCATATTTTCAGATTAATGTAAAAAATAATAGCGGAAGTGCAATAAATGCTGGAGTACCAGTATATGCAACTGGATACGAAGCAAAAACAACAATAGCAAAAGCGCTTCCTTCTACATCTTCCCCAATACTTGGACTTTTAAAAAACAATACGCCAAACGGTTCTGATGGAGTAGTTGTTGTTGCTGGAGTTATGGAAGGGTTAAACACTTCTAGTTTCCTTGCAGGACAGGTTTTATATGTAGGAGAATCTGGAGGACTAACAAACGTTAGACCATCAGGTGGATCAGCAGCAGTTGGAATATGTGCATATGCCCATAATGTTAATGGAATAGTAATAGTAGAAGCAAAAGGAAACGGTACCTGGGGAGCACTCAGAGACGGTTTGTCGTGATATAATAAACAAATGGCAACTTTAAGAGGATCTCAAACATCATACGACATAGGAAATAAACCACCTACAGTTATTTGGACTGTTGTTCGTGGAGATACCTCTGGATTTAAGGTTTATGTAACAGATGATGCAAAGCAGCCCCTGATTTTAAAGGGAGAAGCATCTGAATGGGATATTGCAATGAAGATTAAAAGACCAAACTCTACTCCTGGAGTAATAACAGATGACGCA